TCGTCAGACGGAGGGCCATCAGATTCAGCGTCGTCATCGTCTTCGGCTTCGTTGATTGCTCGCCTTCTCTTCTTGCCTTCTTCGACTTCGACTTCCTCGTCGTCGCCTTCGGGCTCTTCACCTTCGGGCTCTTCACCTTCGGACTCTTCGCCTGCGGACTCTTCGCCTGCGGGCTCTTCACCTTCGGGCTCTTCACCTTCGGACTCTTCGCCTTCGCCAGCTCCAAACTCTTCGGCAGCCTCAAGCTCTTCGCCACCTTCGAACTCTTCTTCACCAGGCTCTCCGAACTCAGGTTCAATTGGCGTATCATCGCATGTATCACACGGTCCGCCGGCTCTTTCCTTTGTGAGTCTAAGCAACTCATACAGGAAGTCACGACTCATGGTAATGGGCTCAGATGATATCTGGTCAGCCACTTCGTCTGGGCCACCAAACGCCATGTCGGCTGGTTCAGGTAACGGAGCAGGCCCGGAGATTCCGTCGTCAAAACCTGGAATCGCGGTGTCTGGCGCACCATCCAACTCATCTTGGTCTATCATCTCAGCAATTTGAGCAATTTGGCGAGTATCTGCGTCATTCATCGTTAATCTCCGAAGATCTTTGGAATTATATTTGCCCGGTCACCAGATAGAATTAGATCTCTACTATGATCGTTCCTGCATTCTGTGAAAGCCTTACTGGGAGTAGTATCGGCGCAAACTTTGTATATTACATAATCGGATTTTTTGACCCTCTCAATCCAGCAAAGATGAGCGCCCCACTCTTGTAACTCGCTTAACACCTTAGCCGACTCGTCGAACATTGCTAACTCTCCATTTCTAGAATTAGCAATCCCAATATGCTTCTCAATAAATTTCTCAGACCAAACATTGTGAACTATATCGCCAATTTCGGCCAGTTTTCCGTCGTCGCTCGTCCCGATGGCGGATTTAATCTTCCGGGATTCCAAAATAGGATCGATATGTGCCGCTAACTCAGCAATCCGTTTCCGGTCGCTAGTTAACGCATCATCAATAAATTTCGACAAACCCTCTTGGGGGTGTCTTTTGGCCTTTTTAATAGCCTTACGACCGAGTGCAGTCTGCTTGGGGTCGTTATTGGCAGGTCGCTTGGGTGTCTTTTCGGCCGGATTCTTGGTAGCTGGAGTAACTTTCGGAGGACGAATTTTACGATCTATCCGCTCACCTACGCCCTGTGGTTGTGCCTCGTCGATAGTCTCGTCGGGCTTTTGAGTCGATTCAATGGGTTCGCCGCCTTCAGCCCCAGGCTCAAAATTACCCTCAGGTTCAGGAGCAGCAAGCTGCCCTTGCTCTTCCATCTCAGCGCCTGAGCATATCATATAATAGCTGAGAGTGTCGTCATCTTCATTTGTAGTAACCTTAACCCGCCCCCCACCAAGATATTCAACGGCAGTGACCGTTGCCGCAGCCTCATCGCTAATTAGGGTCTTTAAATTGAGTGTCAAAATCCCAGCTAGATTCCTGGCAAATTCATCAGATGTTAGCATTATTCGTCCTCTTTGGCCACCGACCGGAGTTCCTGGTTCCGATCGTTGATCGGAGAATCTGAGAATTCTGTGCTTCTCAGCCTCACCATCCTCAAAAAACTCGCAACCTGTGCTCTAGATCGCCCCGACAACCGTACCAATTTTCCAATTATACCCTCATAAGGACGGCTATCGGTCTTCGAAATATATTCTAGTGCATCAACAATAGTCACATAATTCTTATTATATTTGCATACTTCTTTTACTTCAGCTAAGAATCGTACCAATGCGTCGTCGCTCTTGGGCACCCGCTTATTGTCTAAATGGCTACGATATGCGTCAGAATTCTTGTGGTCTCGGGTCTCTTTCTTGATGTGCGCCAGTATCACAGTACGTGCAACTTGGCTCCACATATTAAATATTTTGGAGCAGCCACGATAGATGATTTTCTTCGGAATTTTCCCGCATTTGGCACATTTCAACTTATGGCGAATCACATCAGATGGCGTGACCATGTCGTAATTAATAATGGGCGGATCATACACGCACGAATCCATCGGACGCACGATATTATAACATGCCGCGCAATGCACACGGGCCTTGTACTTATAAAGTGTTCGCTCTATTTGTACCCACGCAGTTTGGAATAGATCCATAAACGCCGATTCTTCTTGGCCTGGATATATCCTATGTAGATTATGTGCGCGTATTATCTGACGAATCAGTTCCTCCGTATTCTCCATAATCTTATCGCGAAGAGCTTGATCAGTGCAAGCCGTCCACCTGTACCGTAGCATAAGGTCTTCAACCTTGTTGTTGTCGAAATATAATTTCTTATCTGGTACTTGCGGCGTTGGAAATGTGGTTACCTCCGGAATATTCATGGTATATTATATACTCGTGAAATAGACGTCTCTTACATTTATATTATATGGAAATGGAATTTCGTCGCCCCGATTAAGGCAAATGAAAATAACGTTATCTGGGTTTCGGGCGTCTAAATCTAGATCTTATAAATTTAGCAGCTTCTACTACGCCATTTTTAAAAACAACCTTAGCTGGATACCCCATTTCAACTATTGCTTTTAGCCGCTTCCTCGAGTGCCCGTACAGATAATGGTTGCCCAAGAAAAAGAAATCGTAAATTTGCGCAAAACCTCTTTCATTGACCCTCACAGCCCTGCCTATCTTCTGACCAAAATCAGACGCAAGCTTACCGCCAGTAGCGATGATCAAACTCTCACAGCCACCTTGAAGATCGAGGCCGCGCTTGATAATCTTGCCTCCGATAAGAACCTGAGTTTCGCGACTCTCAAACGCTGCAATCGCTTTTTTGCGTTCCTTCATTCGATGATCGCCGCATATAAATTTAGAGCCTTCTATCATAGACTCTAATGCATAACCAAGCGGCTGGCTTTCTACCAATATTAGTGTGCCGTACGTGGGGTCCTCAGTTGTGCGAATGGCTATCTTAGAAATTAATGCATGGAAGGATGTGTTTTCTATCATTTGCTCCTTCATAGCGATATCATAAGCAGTCTTATCTCTGATCATCGTCTCGTCGCCGAACGCCATGGCAGTATATGATACTGGAATGATCCTCTTGTTCTTCTCAACTTCTTCCCTGGGGACATGAAATATAACAGAACCGAGGTGCTCTTTAAGCACTAAATTCTCAACGGGTTTGGCAGCATCGAATGGGGTGCCTGAAAATCCATATCTCCTGCGCCCCTTAAACCAGTGCCAGAATAGTTGTTTCCAACGTTTGCTAGTAGCGATATCGCATTCGTCAACTAACAATAGATCGCATTTTCCTATAATAGCACGTAGATTTCTAGCGTTCTTTCGCCTCGTGTTAAATGCTCTGCATTTTAACTTATATGACTCGGGCGTATCCTTCTCGAGTTTTTTCGGCGGAGTTGGAATAATAAGGGATTGAAATGAGCCAACTATCACCTGCTGGCCATTTGGGCGCTTACCAGCATAAAACATGCCAACTTCTTTAGTAGCCTCTCTAAGCTCTAACCGCTCTTTAATTTGATCAACAATAATTGTCATATCGCAGAGTATCACAGTCGGCTGATCCACGACCTTAACGATTCCGGCCATTATCTCAGTCTTGCCGCTGCCGGTATTGGCTGAAATTATGCCAACTTCATTATGCATCACAGACTTGATAGCTTCAAGCTGATAATCATACAATTCGCAGCCTGCCAATATGTCAGATGTTATTGTGGATTCTTGGATTTTCTCAAGTGGAGGGCGGTCATCGGCTATTGTAAAGGGCATGCCATACCCTTTACATATTTTAGTCAATTCGGCCAATAGCGGTCGTGCCAACCTATTGTGATATTTGTTGAATTTGTGAAATATCCCATCAAAAAATCCTGCTGAATCAATATACTTCGCACGCGGGTGCTTCACACTCAACTGTTTATCGATCAGGTCACTCTCGGGGACGGTAATCTGCTCAATATAGACCCATTTATTGTCAACTATTCTGGCTAGCATTAGTTAAAAACATCTCTCCAATCATCGCCCATAGCTAACTTCGCCTTGTGTTTTAACCGCACACTTCGAAACAGCTTCGTTCTAGCCGCAATGAGCTGGTTGCCGCTTGGCAACATAGATCTCTCAATTTTATCTAACTTCAGCATCGCTTCATAACACCGCCTAGACAGAGCCATATATACTTCTGAGATGGCCCCTTGCATGTGCCACCTCACGATGTCTGGCAACCCGTTTCTGTTTGTCTTGTGCATCAAATCATTGTCGCACACCAACGTATTGTCCACTTCGATCCTGGCTAGCAATTTATGAGCCGACGCATTATCTTTTTCAATAGATACACAACACGCCTCCAAAACCTTATCAGACATCAGTAGCGATAGTCCTTTGTGCCTTTGCTGGTGAACATCCGCGTATTTTGCAACTGCCTTAACCAGCAACATTGCGGTCTCATTCGATGCCTGTAGCTCATCTAGCTTCTCAACAAATTTAACCAGGTACCGCCACTTATACGTCTTTTTGGGATCAGTATGCTTGGGAAATGCCACATTAATACCTATCTTCCCAAATGCGTCCTCGCAGTATTTAAAGACTTTCCAAACCTTAATATCGTCAGGAGACTTTGCGATGTCTGATAGCATAGATGAACCTCAAGATCAAGCTATACTTAAAAATACAGAAGATCCAACAACCCCCCCAGTGGAGCCCGAGCTAACCGAGAATCAAAAAAGAGCCGAATTCTTCATAAGTGATTTCGAAAAGAAATTAGAAGAAGAAAAAGTTAAGCTAGCCTTTACCGTATTAATAGATCCAGAGTCAAAGCAGCCGGTAATATATAGCAAGGGAAATACATACCAGCTGACACGGTTGTTAGTTGATATGGCACGTTATTTCAAAGGCCGCTTAGATCAAGAGCTAAAAGTATGAAGATTGACACTTGCGTACAGGGCGATAGTTTAAAATGGATGCAGGGCATAAAAACTCCCTTCGCAGACTTAATCATCGCCGACCCACCGTTTAATATAGGCTTCCGATATGACAGCTACGACGATTGCCGGCCCGAAGATGACTATCTTGCCTGGTGCAAATCGTGGATAAGCGAATGCAAGAGACTGCTCGACAGCGAAGGCAACCTCCTAATTTGCATTAGTGACAAACATGTATCAGACATCGATGTAGTATGTCGCAGAGAGTTGGGGTTAATCCGCGCAAATTGGATTGTGTGGCATTATCAATTCGGCCAAAGCGGAACCCTCGACACACGGAAACGATTCACTTGTAGTAAAACTCACATCTTACGATATGTTAAAAATAAAAAATTCTTCTTTGATGCAGGATCCGTGGCTGTGCCTTCGGCTAGGCAACTGGCTTACAACGACAAACGAGCGGACTCGCGGGGAAAATGCCCAAATGATGTGTTCACATTCAAACGCATAGCTGGGACACACAAAGCTAGGGTTGAAGGCATTTCCACACAGATGCCAGTGGAATTGCTGCGTATTTGGGTGAAAGCAATGTGCAGGCCTGGCGGATGCGTTTTTGACCCATTCGCTGGCAGTGGCTCGAGCTTAATCGCTGCCGCAAAAGAGGACCGCCATTACCTAGGCGTGGAGTTGAGCCCCAATTATCATAAAATCATATTGGACCAGCTAAAAGCCCTCTAGCGCACCACTTCATAGTAGTACTTGATCTCAGTGTTGCCGAGTGTTATTAACTCGTTGACATCAACGCCTGAATCAGTACTGTCTACTTTCCCAGTAGCTAGTATGTTATCGACGGGATCAAAGTTGTCGACATACTTAACTCCGCCCACTTGTGCTATCGCATCATATAGCTGAGAAACAAACAGCGCCTCGCCCAAGTCCCAATTCTTAATAGCAAAGAAATCATTGATAGCTTGTTCAACCTTGACTTCAACAACCGACGCATCCGAGCTACGGCTTACCACAACCGTGGCGTTAATGTCGACGGCTTGTATTTGAGCATCCAAAACCGAAACATGATCAGTCAACACATTTAATTCATTCACTTGACTTTGTACGGATCGCTTCAGTCCTTCGTTAGGCGCCACTGGGCCGTCTGGCCCCTCAGCAAGCACATATAGCTCGACAAGGTTCGTGTTTAGGCTAGTGCGGATAGTCGCCACTGCTTTCGCAACAGCGCCAAAAACTGGATGATTAAATGAAGCCACCATTTGAGCATAGTCAGATTCAGTGACAATAGAGTCATGCGTCGCAAAATCGCGCGGTGCTCGTCTCTTTGCTTCAGTTAATGTCTCTTTATTAGCGCCGCCCGAACTGGGAGTTACATTCCTAAAGTTTATAGATACCGCTGCAGTATATGGAAATTCCGGCGTAAGCGACCGCTGCTCATTTATAACTCCAGCGCCAATTCTACCTCGCGCACCGCCACCAAGCCTATACGCTATATTAATGTTCGTACCGGCTGGGGGGATTGAGCCAGTAATGCCATTCCCAAAAATAAATTCTATTCTATCTTCAAAAAATCTTACTTCGTACGCCTTATCGGTGGCCTCGGCCCGCTCTATGTGATCTATCTGATTCCACTCTTCAGTGATACTAGAATTAATAACTTCGACCGTAATCGGTTGCTCTAACGCGTCATCATCTATGTCTATAGTAACCTTCTGATCGGCGCTCCCATTGCTCACAATGACAGCCGAATCCGACCTGCCCTCAACACCATATCCTATAACCCCACGCTTACCCGATGGGATAGTTATATTCCCGACAAGATTGGTCGGAGACTTGAATAACTCATAGGTTATGTCATTCCCATCGTCACCACTTATTGTGAATTGCTGGCCAGGCGGAATATTAATATCGGCACTAACTGGAGCACTAACCGCACACTCAATATCAACAATCGCTGGTGTTGCCCTTGAAATTACTTGCCCAATAAGTGCCAAATGATTAATGACCGCATCCTCACTAGTAGCGGTTGGGAGGGTACTCTCATTTGCCAACAAATCACTTCGCAAACTTAAGACTGCTGTTAGGTACGACAACAGTTCCACCAACATCATAACGCCATTGTTACTTACAAAATCGTTGAAATCATTGGGGAAGTATGTCTTGATATATTCTACTATTGCACGCCGCGCCGTTGCGAACTCCAATGCACTAAAATCTATCTTCCGCAGTTCCGATGGTGGCAGCAACACGCTGAACCGATCTGGATCAACAGGTAGGTCAAATAGTGTAGGTTCAGTGTCGGTCATATTAACTCTCCGCCCGCATTATTGGCAGCAATAATTCATCTTCAAAAGTGTGGTTTGGTTCGTTCGTGAACTCGCCTTCCAAGCGAATCCGCAATATCGTCCCATCTTCCTCGGTGGTAATGCTAATTCCAAGGATAACTCTAGTTTCATATGTTGAAAGTGCCGACGCAATACTCTCTCGCAATGCATTTATAGAATTATCGTCGATATTGTCAAATATCGACGGCTTAATAAGCGTCCCCCAAGTTGGTCGCATAACACGCTCGCCGGGCACTGTGAGCAGCAACTGTAAGATATCGTTCTTAATCAAACGATCTCCAGCTTGCCTAGACATCACATTCTGATGCCCACCAAAAAAGGGCGGATTATATCCAAAAGATTCCATTTAATCTATCAATGTGGCAAGAGTTCTGAGCTTATCGTGCTTTGCGCGGATCGTAGCCGGCATTTCATTTATCTCCGCTACTGCCTCAGCAATGGCAACCGTAGCGTCTGCCGCCACTACTTCTGTCTGCGCCTTAAGGGCTTGCATCTCTACATTACCCGGATCAAGGTCCACTATAATATCAAGTGCTCCTATGACCCTATTAGCGTCATTAAGTATTTTTTGCTGACTGACAATTTCAACTTGTAGATCATCTTTGCGTTTTTGCAAACCTTCTAGTTCTATGAGAATCTGTCCTTGAGCATCAAGGGCTTCAGATGAAATGTCATCCAATTCACCCGACTCTAAGCCAAGATGCCCCGGATCAATATAAATTCGATCATGCTGAGTTACTAAATCGCTATTAATATCGCTTACGTCTGCGGCCGAAGAATCAACAAATTCAGTCACCTGACCAATATAAAATAGCTGATTGCCAGTTACAATCGACCCCGCCCGATTCTTTTTAGAAGTAATGGCCAGGTTACCGAGATTAAATCGTCTAGTCGCAGGCAGCGCAGTTCTTGCGTCACGCTGCTTCCTTTTTATGCCATCTGGTATCTGTATAAAATTGAGCTCAGACCTCGGGGGTGTAGTACTACTAATAGTATACACAACGCTCTCCGAGTCTTCCGGCTCTTTCGGAAGGACAGTGAGGTACGACCCAGTTGGATATCTAATTATCACAGTCTATTGCTCGGTTCCTGCCTAGGAGGCAAACTTTCCACTTGTAAATTTGATACGGGGCTGCCGCCGCCAGATTGCTGGCCAGTACCCCTGCCGGCCACGTCTTTCGGCCTTTCAGCACTCGGGAATCGCGCATATACATTTGGAGCGTGGATATCGCCACCCATACGAAGCGCCGACCCAAACGTGTAACTGATCCCAGCAGCGCTTAGTCTAATCTCGGATTGCGCTCTCAGGTTGATTTGGTTAGCTTGCAGGCCGACGATTTTATCAGATATCACATCGACATTGCCCTGGCAGTATATCTGCACCTTGCCGCCATCAGAAGTGTTCCTGAGAATTATATTGTTCTGTTTATCGTCAAGCCATACGTATATGTTAGAACCTTCTTTTCCACGCCATATTCCAACCCCATCCTGGCGGTTGAACCACAGCCCTCGCTTGTCAATATCAATAAGCTCAACCCACGGATCGTCGGAAGGAGCATCATGGATCTCAAGCCCGGCATGCTCGCCGCTAGCGGACGCACCCATCTTTTGGGTGCGTGACGCATCGCCCGAGCCAGCACGCGATTTTAGCCTGATAAGTTCGCGGCCATGGTCAATTATAAGGTGATGAGTGTTGGTGTGCGGCTCGAGGCTCTCCACAGATTGCTCAAGAAATTCATTTTCTGATAGGTATTTCCAATCAGTTGGCAATTCCGGGAGACGGCTACAGATGGCCAAATATTCTTCATTATCGTCCATCCCCATAACCTGGCCCATGGGCGTCCCCCACGCAGTGCTATTGTGGTCGGGCCTTTCATCGAATTGCCAATAATATCCCTTAGGATCGCCGCTAAGGTCATTATATTCATCGGCCTTAGTGCCCGCATTCGCGCGGCCCTTGACTAATATTCCTATACCGATTTCTTCATTTTTCCTGTTCTCGTCTGATGCACTCGCCGGCAGGCGATAGTCACCGCCGTCATGACTAGTACGATCATCCAGGACGATCTTAATCCCACTGCGAGTCACAAACCGCAACATCCGCATATCGCGGGTGCCGTACTTATTCCATTCCTCCTGCACCTTAGCGAATTGATCTTCTTTATCTAGATATACCTCAGCGACCTCCTCCTGGAGAAGCCGCTTGGTAAATTCGTCATTTTCAGGGTCCATGCCGATGTCGCTAGCTTGGATAAGCATACCACCCTTTGTTCGCATCTTCATCCAGCGTTCGTCTTTGCCAGTTGTGGTGTCTCCTATATCCTTCGACTCGTCTGAGTATTCTTTTTCCCTGGTCTTATTCCACCCCACGTCCCGCATTTCAAACTTGTGACCATACCTGGTAAGCTGCATCATCCGGCGTTGGTCATGCCAGTCTGGGTCGCCAGTACCATCATCTTCGTGCAAGAGTTTCTGAAGATATAGCCACCTATCTATCTCAAATTGCTCATCATCATCAAAATCGCCATCAAATTCTTCCTTCCATTCATATCCCATATCCGACTGAAGGATTATGTTGCCGTACTTCGAGATTCGACACATCATCTTAGAATCGGGCTCGTTGGCTATAGGAGGATCTATGGCCTGTGCGAATTCCCCCTTGCTCTGCTGGTCCGTATCTGGTGGTGGTGGCTGCACGACATGCTCGGTGGGAAAGAAGCCCGTCGCATCGTGTATGTCGAGATTGCCATATCGATCCTGCCATCCATGGCTCATAGGCCGCCCGTCGGCTGGCATATAATTAGGATCAAAATCCTCGGGCTGATCGTCAACATCACTGTTTTCATCGACTGGAACCGGCGTTTTGCCATGCAATGACGGCAGCGGATAAAATTTCCGTCTCGTAGGATCAGCAAACCCAACTACGATAGGGCCATATGGGTGGTTCTTCTCGAATTGTATCCACACCCAGTCACCAATACATGGGTATGAAAACCTACCACATCTTTTCGTACCAAGATCAGAGGATGTCACAGCCCACGGACATTCTTCCGGTTTAAGGGTCCAATCGTGAAGCTCGGGGATCTTAAACCGCACACGGCGCATCCGCAATGGGTCATTTGTCTCAACCACCACAGACCGCCACAGTCCATCAAACCGCTCTTCCAATGACTCCGCTCTTTCGCCAAAGAAATCAGAAAAAATTTTATTAGTGTTGTCGTCCATTTAGGTCCCTAATAGACCAGTTTTGGGTATTGCGACTTCGTCGCCAGCTCGCGGCCAATTGATGTCGGTTTTCTTGTTATAATATAGCAACATCCACCAAAGATCCGAAGAACCAAGATGCTCATTAGCGATATTATCCAACCGACCAGCCTGGCTTGCTGTCGCCACAATTGTCTGGCTAGCTTCGCTCTCGAGCCAGCTAGTGCCAGCCCACCAGCCTATGGTTTCTTCGCCATTAAACTTAACCGGATCGGTGCGCAGATATCTTGAATTTAGTGGCAGGTCAATTGGCATCATTATCTCCAGTCAAGGGTCAGTTTATCCTCGGCCGAGGACAACCACGGAAAGTCAAGCATAGGATTACCATCTGGGTCTTCAGCCTTGCTCCACAATTTGATTGTCATCTCTAAATCAGTCTTAAGCGCAAATACCCCACTGGTGTCTTGTACGACAGTCGGACTGTAACTGACTTTAACGCCATCTGAGCGAAACGTGAAAGACGCCACATTTTTGCTTTTAGGATCAAGAGGACTTTTAAAAGATGAGCCTATACCAACCATATCAAAACCGCGAAATCCAATGGCTAATTGTCTTCCTGTAGACCATTGTATCGCCGTCTGATAAAAGAAACTACGCATCTGCTTCACCTGTTTAGCTATGTACGCGCAATTCCATGGCTTTGGAGCTGTCGCACCATTCGCAGCACCGGTGGCTATATAAGTCCATTTCAGCGCAATGACTCGCGCTTTGGAACTTTTGAATGCAACCTGCGGCTCAATATTCGCCATTGCCTTTTCTTCATAGTGAACTTCTTTATTGTCCGAGCCGATGACCGGCGGAAATTGAAATGGTATATCGACATTCAACTCTGGATGGACCTTGTCCCCAGGCTTAAAGAGCTTCATGGTCATGTGCTCTGTAGCGAGGATTCTATCAAATTCTAAAAGTTCAAAGGCCATATTATCACCACTGGTTTGTATTTCCGACGCTCAACTGGCTATCGCCTTCAGCAATCACCGGGAGATATTTATCCAACAGCTCGCGAACTGCTTCAACCTTATCTGCCGCACCACCACCAGTAACAAGACCACCAACCGCCGTAGCTAACCCTTGTATCGATGTCAGAATATCTTCTAACAATTCAGACTGCGTGAGGCGATCCTCTGATTCTTTCTTCTTGTCTTCAACATCGGCTTTCACCGTCACAGTAGCGGCAGATTTAACTATCTCATCAAGGCCCATCCATTTCAAAGCCTGTTGGGCCATCCCTACTTTAAATACTGCCGCGAGAACTCTGTTTGCGGCATTCTCAACATATAATCCATAATATATTAGACCATCACCGATAATACGGATTGCAGACCTAAACCCTACAGCAGCTTTAACAAACCCAGAAGCAGAGCCGAACGATCTAATGCCAGAACCTAATTTAGCGAGGCTAATCGCGAGAAGTGGCGCAAACAATATTATGAGGAACGAGTCACGTATGCCCCTACTGAGCCAATACAAACCATCACCAATATCGAAAGCTGTCCAAAAGAAGGCAGCAGCCGTCTCCTTATCAATAGCGAAAGCAGTTATACCAGCTGCTAGCTGAGGTAACGCCTCCGCAAGAGCAGCCACATTCTGCATTCCAGAGCCTGCGGCCGCCAAGCCACGCATAACATAATATAGTCCCTCACCGATATATTCTGACGCCAACCAGAACTTAAACCAACTCGAAGCGGCCAAAGCACTAACCCCAGCAGCTATGCCCCATAACCCATTATATGCATGCTTCCCTAATATTACTAGGGAGCTAGCATCCCCACCAGGAAGCCCGTCAAAAATAGCGGCAAATCCGCTACCAATCAACTTACCAGCAACCCAAAATAGTGCTGCTGGTATGATCAACAGAGCCCCGATGAGCATCGCGGCCCCCAACACAACCATAGCAGCCAAAACAAGAACAGCACCAGCGAGGAATGGTATCGCGGCTATTGCAAGTAACAGTGCTGCCCCAGCAAATCCCAGCAGCCCCAACGCCGATGCCGCAAGACTATCGCCGCTCAACGACGGAATCAACAGGGCCAGACCTAAGATTGCCAAACCCCCTGCCAACGCCACCAGGCCCAATGCCGCCATCCACGATATTGGCGCCGCAGAAGCCAAAACCCACATAGCCCCAGCCATAATCAGTATGCCAACAGCAAGCATTATAAGGTTCTCGGGCGGTATCAACAACGTAGCCAACCCAAGCACGATCAATGCGCCACCCAAAATAAGCATCCCTAGCGCCCCCATAAGCATACTGGTAAATGAGCTCTGAAGGGTCTGGCCTACAATCCAGATTGCTCCTGCGAAGAGTATCAAACTGATACCCATTTCCTGTAGCCTACCAGGTGGCACAATCTGGGAAGCCCACCCAAGAATAATCATCGCGCCGCCGAATATCAGCATCGCAGCGGCGAATTTGAACACGCCTTTCATATCAAGGCTTGACATGCTATCAAAGAAATGTACAATCTTCTCACCCAGAGAGCTCATCCCCCCACCCGCTCCTGCTGCCGCTTTCGAAGCCGCAGCGGTTCCATACAGAGTTGCCGTAAGCCCCGAAAACATGGGTATAATAGTACCCACTATAGCAAGTGTGCCTATTGTCCACTTTAAAAGGACGAGAGCGGTAACCAATATGCCAATCGCAGCTACAGCATATCTAACGGCCTTAAACTTCAACAGTGCCGCAATTCCAGCCGCAACCCACGCAACAAATTCAACTATTGGGCCAATAATATCCACAAAGATATCTCTCAATTTCTCCATGACCAAGTCGAATTGTCGCGTCGGTTCGCTAACCTCTCTATATGCTTCAATCGCCTCCTCTTGTGCTGCTGTCAGCTTAATAGTTCCATTTAGCATGCCTTCAAGCGTTTTCCCCGATGCGCCTGTGGCCTTTTCGAGATTCTCGTAGGCCTTGTCCAACTTCACCAATCGATCGTACGACATTCCATAAACATCATTCGCAATCTTCTGTCTTTGCCAGTGACTCTCAATGCCCTCAAGCGAATCAACTGCCTTGCCGGCATTTTTGCCCATAGTTAAGAACATGGCCCCTGGGTCAGATGAGGTCAATGAGCCTTCCAGAAGCACAACAAATTTAGTAGCGTCGTCTGTGAGAGTTTGCAGTATCTCACCAAATTCAGACATGTCCATCCCAGCCAACTTAGCCATGCTGCCAGCCGTCACTACATTCTTGCCCAATTGGGCCATCTTTTCGGCAGATCCGTCAGCAGTTGCTGCCATAATGTGCATGTTCTTAAGCATATACTGGTTAATAACATCCATGTCTTTGCCAGTTATGCCGTAGTTAGCAGCAGCAGTCCTCAAAGCCTTAAACTGTTTTTCAGCAGTTTTGAGGCTAAATCCCAGGATTTGGAATTGTTTAACCAGTTTGGCTGTTATTTCTGCACTAGCGCCAGTGGTCATCGCAAACCGGCCGACAGCACCGGAGATGGCATTTATGCGTTCGGGATCGCCTGCCATTGAGACACTCATCACAGCTTTCTGCGCTGCCTCAGCCTCTTTTTGCAGCAACCCATGCTGGGTCTTCATATCTCGAACACCAGCTGCGACATCCTGCATACTGCCATATAATTGATAGTTTTGTTGCATCCATTGTGCGGCTTGCCTGGAGTTCTCTTTAAACATCCCAGCCCAGAGTCCAACTTGGCCACCTATTGACATCAAGTTCTTGGCGCTAGTGCCAAGCTTATCAAGCCCCACATCCTTCAGCGCTTTTTTCCACTCATTGGTGGAGCTTATTGCATCGTCTATTGACTTGTCGACCGCATCAATGCGGTTAAGCATTTTCGCCATGTCCTCTAGCTGCGGCCCCTCTATTACGCCGAATTTCTTGGGACTCGACATGATATGATCTATAACAGCCTTGGCGGCTAGGAGCTCCTGCTGCTGAATTTGAAGCGAATTGACATCATCCTTGCGAAGTTTAGATATCACCTCTGCTCTCTTAACTGCGTCTTTCTGCAGCGCCAGCATCTTCTCAACTATAGTGAACTGCTCAGTCATCATCTTGATCTTATCTTGTTCCTGTACAATCACCTCCTCTGCTTGGTCAACCTGTTTCTCGCCGATTTTCTGAAGCAAGTCCGCCCCCACCGCCTCAAATACCAGTCGAAAAGTCATTTCTTGTGCTGCATCTGCCATATTTAACTACCAATGCTAGCCGCGTCCCAATCAAGTCTAGAAAGGTACAAATCAGTGAGCCACGTACCATTTCTAGATGCTTTATGGTGCCACCCATAAAGCAACCACTCGCCAGATAAAAAGCGGGTTGTAGTACCACCCTTCTCTTTATCTGGTGCCACCCAACTCAATGCAACTTTAGTCCTACCAAGGCCCGTAGAATCAAATAACCTATGCTGGCCCATTGCAGTTATCCTTACGCGCATTAGCATACCAAGCATATCCATATACATCTGCCTGGCACGCCCATCGATATATCTATCATATCGAAAGCCTATATCACCAGCACTATAAATTTCCGGCGTTGCTTTTATATGAGTCCAACCACGATCAACAGGATCCGATGGCTTAGTAAAACTCTGTTTCGCAGTCAATTTCGGATTAACTTTGCTACGTGTATTTTCGTCTTTGATATAGACCTTTTTCTCATCTTCTTTGTCTGTTTCCTTGTCAAAGTATTCACCAGACGTTGCTGACATACCGCTAGTTAACAACTTCAAATTCAAAGCAGACAAAAAATTATCAGTCAATAGTTCCCATTTGTCAATATCGGTTGTTCCGCCAGTATATTCCAACACCAGCTCTTCGTCACTTGGTGCTGGCCACTCCAAATGCGGAACATAAGATTCGTCGACTCGCAAGGTTAACACCTTATCTGCCTCGTCTTGGCCACTAGATACACTCCACGCCGACTTATGTTTGGTAAACGAGCATGACCAATCCAGCAATGACATGATGAAAGTTTTGGGATCCTGCCGCATCATCCAATATGTATTAACCTCATCATCAGTTTCGGCGACCTTCAACTTAGTGGTATATCCACCCACCTTTTTCGGCACATAATCATTAAAAACCTGCGCTATAACCCCATCTTTGCCGCCTATCTTGCCTTTGTAGGCAGCCCCGGAGCTTTTACCAGAATTAAGAAAATACGAAATAGGGTCTACCGCTATGAATTCAAATTCACCGTTTAATGAATTATTACCATTGGCTTTGAGATTGGAAATAAGAGCCAAACTCGTCCTCGTTTCCTTCAACTCTTCTGTCCCGTCCCACTTAATCTTAAATTCAACCAACGTCAGCTCTTTCGATTGTCGCCCGGTTTCAAGCAACGCACCTGATGCCTCGATAACTTTATCTAATATCTGAAAATTCGGGTCAGTGGCTCTGATGCGTACAATAAACCCGCCATTCACCATACTCTTCCATTCGAAATGCGAAATGCTAGTATTCCCAATAAGAATCTTATCCTTACCAATCCTACATTCCACAGACCAAGATACACCATAGCCTTTTTTGGCCATATAACACTCCAAGTTTAATAAGTTATTTTTGGGGTAAATATATTTACCAGTCCGATACCATATTAAAACAACTATGGGAGAGACAATGAAACTTTATTGGATAAAATATTTCAAGAAGGGGACTAAAGTGCAGCACCGGCTGGTATTGGCTCTTGGCAATCATAATGGGAAATTATGCTGCCTAAATGCCGATACCATGGATGATGGCGACAAATCGACCCTCAAAAGACGAAGTGCTTATTTAAGTAGGCTCGGAGTAAGAGACCAAATAACGGCCATAAAAGAAATGTGCCCAAATGCGATGAGCCACTACAGAACCTTCAGCTTAGACAATGTAGTCATAGACAAAGAATATGACATTTAGCTGTTAACCATAAACCTAACGGCCTCCGTCTGGTTCAATGGCTTAATACTACTTTCAAATAGTTTCCGTATGTCGGCATGCGTCATCTTCGCATCAGTAATGAGCTCGTTCCAATCCTTAATAAAATGCCCCTTCTTATATTCAGTTTTGGGTGGAACAGCGTAGAAAATTTTCTTGAAATAAGGTCGTAGCATTCTATAATTTGAAGCAATGCTTTTCATACCAGCGCCATCATTATCAGGCGACAATATAACCCCATTTACTGGATTCAATGCCCTGAGTCTACGCACCTGCAAATCAGTTAGTACAGCCCCACCACTAGCCACGGCCTGCGCTCCCAACGTTGTGCTGTCGAAGATCGCTTCCGTCACTACAACATAGTCACCGGGTTCTACCATATCAAACCCATATAGAAACATTCCCTTGGATACTCCGACGACTTCCGAGGGGAATCGGAAAACTTTATTCATACGGCTGCGTTCTTGCCAATACACCAATGAACCATATTCATAATATGGCCACACCACATGCATCGAATGGAAATACAATCGGTATGATTTGATGGTCGCATCGGTCAGGCCGCGACTCTTAAGCCACGTCGTGAGAATGCGGCCAGTCATAGATTCGGCATGCTCGCTAAGCAAGCGAGAACCCGGAGGGAGCGTCAAGTCATACTTCCGCTCCTCGGCTTTCTCAATCTTATCTTTAGTCAACTTCGCATAGATCGACGCGATTGTAACATCATTACCACAAACCTCCTTAAATGCATCGACGAAGGAGCAACTACGATAGAGTTGAACAAACCGCAGAAAAGTGCGTGACTTGCCTTGCGCCCACTCGTCGCCGTGCCAATCGTGGCAGATCCCCTCTTCAACATTGATATTAAAATTATACGTGCTATCGTCGGTGAGTGGGTTGCATATTACGTATTCGGCACCACCACGTCGCGTCTTAAAATCGAAATTCGCCTCAACCCAAGCAACAATTTGCTGCTGCTTTGGCTTAAATGTTTGATTTGCCATACGTATAGAATACTACGAGGATCAGCACGTTCGCTGTGGAAGTATCTGCGTCTTATTAATACGCTGCATAATCCGCGTCATTGGAGCTCTCACATCCGTATTAATCGCAACGATTGTAGAGCAAAATGATGACCCCAAAATACCGCATGTGATACAATCATAAGTTGGCAATACGCTATTTAACGTATTGTCTCTTAATATGAAAGAGTTGTATTCTTCAGCCTGGTATCCGCGCTTCCATAGCATTTGGCGCGGTGTCAAACCAGCAAACTTAGCTGGGTCAAACAAGTATCGTTGCAATTTTAGATATGGGTAGGTATTATTAACCTCCATATCAGCAACATCACTCTCAGCTGTTACTGTTATCACAGTCGCGTTTGAAGGTGCGGCGACCGCCATTGGTCGATATATATTCTGCGTATTTTCACGGCCGATATTCTCATAATATGGCTCCGGACCCAACAAGTCCACGCCCGCAAAATAGAAATACAAACATTGTGTGGCATACACAATGTGATTTGAAGGCCCCGCCCCATCAAAAATGATCTCAACATTCTGGCTACCATAGTTATTATTCCATTGGCTTTGATCGTGGAATGCCAATACCAGATGTGTTGCGCCAGATGGCACCATACCAGCATACGATGACCCGATTTTGAAGGGTGCACTACCAACAATCTCAGAGCCCTCAGCAAGCCACATTCCAATTAAAGAACCTATCGATAGCGACGGTCTCTCAATACCAGTAGAACCATACATATCGGCGACATAGGCGCTCGACGTCCGCACTACGGACCCACCATCTGCGTCAGTAACGCAGTTATCGTCTCTGCAATACCGCCACCCACCTACGGTCTCCACATCGGAACCAACGATTTCAGTTCCTTGCTCAACTGTAATTAATTCAATCCATCTATTTTGTGCTACTGTAGTCATTCTGAAGGAACCAATTGTTCAAAGGGTATATTGCCAACTTGAGAACACTCTACCGCATCTGTTATAATCAGCACTGAAACATGATCCAATGCAGAAGTAGTGGTTGTGGTAGCTGACCCTGTTCCATCGGCGTCAAAAGGATAAAACGGAATGCCGTCAAAAAACGTGTTACCAACACCACTTCTGTTTACCGTGTCGTGATATTCAATGACAGCGTGGCCGTCGACAGTGCCAATACCAATATCGCTGACGGCATCATTAAACGTCATAATCGGATAAAATGTCGCGACACCAGTGTTGGTGTCGCGGTCAGCCACAAACAGTTGAATGAGGCGCCTATGCGACAATGAGCCCGATGGGAATGACGCATAAGTATGACTACGAGTGTTTGCACCAGCAGTCGGCACTGACCACGAATCCGATAACCCATCACCCCAATCCACCACAACATCAAAACCCGCCAAGCCTGGATCTGTAAAAGTGAAGTTAATATCAATTGCGCCAGAATCATTGTCACACGCGCCCTCAGCAACCGTAATAACCGGGGTCACAGCCACAACTGTGATCGGCAACCCCTCTAGAGCCACATCAGTACCAGCGCTTACATCGGTTAGAATATCAAATTCGCCCCAAGTAGCATACGCATGATTGTACGTCTCGCTATAATTCGGCGGCGATGATGCAACATCAAACCCATCAACAAAACCATCGCCCCAGTCTACAACCACAATGTGGTCGGCTGTCTCGCCATTAGACCACTCAACAGTGAGAGCTAAGCTACTACCCTCATTTATATTGCCAGGTGGAACGCGTGATAGTGTCAACCCACTGATCATTTATGTGATCCTAGCAGTGATCGAGCTGGTTTCGAAAACCATCCCATCGCCATTAAATATGGCTCGCGATGGTGAAAGCTGCAAAGCAAACAATAAAGTCGCCCCTGCGGCCGGCAAATCAAATAAGCCAACGTGCGTCATCAGGCCCCAATCGCCGCCATTTGCTGTAAAGGTAATTTCTGGAGCAGTGATCGTCACGACACCAGCACCGGCCAAAGCCAATGAAGTTGCCCTCACCCTAGCATATCCGGCCACAGGTTCAGATAGCGACGCATTCTGAGATCCTGGGGTAGAGCCCACTCCAACCCATATCTGCGCGGGCGACGCAAATGACGGGCTGCCATTGCGGAGTGTTAAATTTAACACTCCATTACGGGAATCAAGGCTATAGGCACCCGTGCATGAAAGGGCAAGCTCACCAGCTTCAATAGTAAAGATGGCGCTCCGAGCAACAAACTTGCTGATGGGCAATTCTCCCCACCACATCAGATCACCACCGGCCAACGCGCTGAATATTCCTATATATCTAGCGGACCCCCAGTCTGTCGCGGCGGGCGGCCACACGATATCGACATTGTTGGCTGTGCCGCCACTAGAAGCAGCATCAAATTCAGTCGGCGTAATCGGTTGGCGTACGTAATCTACCGCAGAGAATTCAGTGAAAGTTGTGCCGTCATCGGACAATTCACTAATAATCCCAGCATATGTGGTGCCCACAGGAGTGTATGCGATCTGCCTCAATATGTGGTTGATGATCGCAGTTTCTAAGGTGTTTGTCATGCCCATAATTATGATACCGTAAAGTAGAAGTCACCGCTTACGCGTGTCGTTCCATCAGGCAACGCCACTTGAATTCTGTACTTAAATGTGCCCATAAAGAAGTTGCATGTGTCGAGCATATAACTAATCACCCACGGATTGCTACGGAACGCACCCTGCCGAAGTTTCATATCGCATTCTGCGTTTACCACCACGACCTCCCCGGCAGCCGTCCAAATGGATATAGTCGGGGTCAGGAATGGGATAATAGGTGCAACTAGATTATAATCATAATCATATAGGGGCAGTGGCATTATCCCTGTTTCAATAGGTCGCCGTTCAGGCTTCCGGAATTTAATGTCGAGCGGTTCAAAGCCAAACCGAATGGTCTGCAACCCGCCATCAACATACCAGTTATCGGGGTAGACCCAAAACCTGTTGCACTGGTTAAGTAGCTCATCTTCCTCGTCGGCCAAACTCGAACCGCCAGGATCTGTTGCGAAAAAGTACCACACATCAAAGTAAACATCTGGTACTACTGCATCGGTTGGCACAGACCAAACATACCTGAATCTCCCGTCAGATGTGTCTGTGCCACCGCTGGCGAGCGAATCGCAATCCGGTGGAGTAGGACACAATGTGCCGGGCTCTGGTGGGTCAGGCTGCCGTACCAAGGGCAGCGGATATGAGGAGGAGTCGGGGGCTGTGATGTCAATCGCGTCGACAATGTTTTGTGCAGCAACACTCCCCCTAAAGATCTCTATGCGATATATCGCAAATGGATCAGCGCGTTGACCGCCGAAAAAGAATGTCGCATCGAGTGTTACATCCTGCCCACGCCTAGCTGAAATACGATTATAAGTAGCCATAATTCATCCTTACTGCTATATATTTGCATTATACCTACCTATGGGCGCTCGGCCTAGACACATGCGGGGCACTCGTCGACTGGCTTGGTACCGATGGGACATTTCCTCCCCCTTTGCTTGCCTGTTCCTGCTCTTCTTGGAACCGCTTCAGCCTCACAAGCCACCATGCGCGGTCCTCGGAGGTCAAGCTGTCCATCTCAAAAAATGATAGATTCCCGTGCTGCTTGAGTTGGAACATCTGTTCTAGCAGATGGTGGTACTCATTTTCGAGCTCATCCGGATTCTCCACTGCTCGTCGGACGAAAAAAGCTTTCAGTGATCGGCAAGTCAGTTTGATAGTCGCTGCCGCACTCAGGGCATTCGACTCGAATCATCGTATCGATGCCTGGACTATACTTGCGCAAGAATTCTCGAATCACCGCAGTATCCCTAGCATGCAGCCGATTTACAAGTGCTGCAATCTTATCCCTACTACCGACTTCGCCATCAACACCATCGCCGCCAAACCCCTTAATAATTAGCGATAGATTCTCAGTAATGGTCTCATCTATCACGATATTGCGCCCCTGGCGCCGGCGATTGCCATGGCTGCTGTGGCTGACGCGTTTCTTGAATTTTTGTTTATTGGTCAGCGTAGACACGTCACTGCCACGCATAAACCTAAATCTTCACCCACACTTCGCGGCCGAGAACCTCAGACATATACGGCAACGACACTTGGAATGGCTCTGACCCCAGCGACTCGTCTCCAAACGTCTGTGTTCCAGCCAGCTCATTCAGATCATAAGCCTGTATGCTAGTAAATTCACAACTCGGGCATTTGATCGAAAACTCATAATTATTGCCATGCGTAAGTCCGCGCAACGCATAAAGCAAGAACACCCTATCGCCAGACAGCAGTTCTAACGCTTCCATCTCATCTGTCAACTGAATGCAATGCTTAAACAAGTAGTCTATTGACTGCCCAGACGACGCAAGCCGTTGCGTCGCCAAAATCTTCTCAGCGTGAATGCCCATCGCACGTACGCGGCAGACGCCACCAGGGAGCTTGTCGCCATAATACAAACCTCTACTTGGTAGGATGATTTCCTCCCAAGGTATAAAATCATCCTCTTTCATCGTGATGATTTGGTCCAAGAGGTCTGCGGCAGTAGCTGAATCTTTCACACTATCGGACAAGTCCGGATGCTTTATTGGTCCAAGTGCATCCATAGACGGTGTCTTATCAACCGCCCCTACTTCAGCTTCGCCACCAACCTCAAGCTCCACTTCTTGCGGAGCTTCTTGTGGGTCTTGTGGGTCTTGTGGGTCTTGTGGGTCTTGTGGGTCTTGTGGGTCTTGTGGGTCTTGTGGGTCTTGTGGGTCTTGTGGTACCTCAGGAATCGTGTCAGGCATAATATATCTCCAAGTCTGTGCCTTATTTACTCTTCGATGCGCGGTAGAGTATTAAGCGATCCCTACATTGGCCCAAGAGTATGCCAATGTGACGTTGGCGTTATTAACCCCACTCGATTCATATGTAAGTTTCGAGAATGAAACTGATTTGATCCAGCTGTTTACGAGAGTCCAAGTATAAGCCTGCTGACCATCAGAATAAAAAGCGTCAATCACGCTTTCGTGCATATATTCGGAAGCCACTTTCAAACCTTCTTGTGGAGTCCAAACTTCAGCCGAAAGCACTTGCAAAAGCTCCCCGAGCCCATCAGTATCATAAAATGACAATTTTACATCAGACCATTTAATGCCTTTTGCAAATTGATACGTCGCGTGACCAGTTTTAATCGACTCAGTGTCGAACGAATAGCTTGGTAGGCTAATCTCTTTAAGGTGGATGCTCTCATTGTCCAGACCCTTGCCCACGAATGTTGGCATCTTCCATGTGTATGTATACACAACCTTCTGAGGTAGCTGCTTTTGACCAACCTGATTTTCTGCTATTTTAAACCCAGGCATAATTATCTCACGATACTAAACCTGCCAAGCTACCATCTTCTCGTGCAGAATCGTATGTTAGTGTCACTTGTATTGTCGTCAAATCACTGCTAGAATAACTTAATTCCGATGGTGCTATTTTAGAAGGCCACGTATTAAATAACTCATATGCATGCGTACCAACACCATCGCCGGATTCGAGAGCTACCCTCGTAGTCGTTCTAAAATCACTAGTTAGTGTATTAGTTTGAAAATCAAGAACTGAGTTATTCCCACCAGCCCAATAATCAAACATCGCACGCGCAGATGAAAACCCACCTTGTTGCATTTCATAGAATTTCACGCTAATGGGATTCCACTTATACTTACCAGGCATATTGATACGAGTCTGCTGATTGTGAATTGTTATCGTATCGAAATCGACAGAAGGGCGCTGACACGTCATCGCGTATAGCTCGACATCTGTGAGGTCCAGCACGCTTGCAAAATAGAAATGCCACCTATGAGCCCGATATGGCTCTATATTCGGGTCTGGGCCCCTACTACCATTGATGCTGAAACCAGGCATTTCATCCTAACTGGCCTTAGTCGATCCTGACGGCTCGATCAAATCGATACTTTACTTCGATAAGCTGCAAATCACTGGCACTATAGTCCAATGCATTCCAGTTAATTGCTTGAGGCCAGCCGTTGTGCACCTTCCAGGCCTCTGATTTAACCCCGGCACCATCGAGCATTCGCAACTCAGCGACCGGCTCTTTGTATACCTTCGGAGTAGTTACGTTGGCTGCTGTACCAGCGTCTGCCAGCGGCATGCAGATCTCTAACCAGTCCCACATAGCCTTCGAGACATCTGGTTCTTGTTCCACATCATACCACGCCAAAGCAAGCGGCTCCCACGTGTGCTTGCCGGCAAAGTAGATCTGCTCTTGGTTGTGGTGCATTGGGGGCTCTTCGAAAGTTATTGAAGGCCTAGATGCTGATTTAAGCACAAGCCATACCTTCCGGTCGGTGAGCGTTCCAAGGGTCTCAAAGACCCACCTGTGTGTACGTCTGACCTCGGCAAGCGAGTTGGGCTGACCGCCCTGTCCGTTATCAATCATAAAACCTGGCATGATGGCTCCTTGTTATTTAGACTACTACGCCGCCAGCGGCTAGTACTTCTTGTGCACCGAAATTAGCGCCAGTACGCAGAACTACCAGATTCAGCACAATAAACTCGGCAACTCTAGTTGGCTTCAAGAACACGCTTACCCACAGCTCGTTACGATCAATGCGCTCTGGCGTATTATTGGTTTCATCACAAACGACGTTGTAAGCTTCTAAGCCACGCCTAGCCGCAATATCGCCCAGGAACGGTCGTATTGTGTTTGTGACCTGCGACCTCGTAACCGAATCATTCTGCTCAAAAACGAACGAACGAAGTGTCCGGGTCAGATTCTTTTTCAAGAATATCATCAGCATCCGAACATTCACGCGGTCTAGAGCTGTCGAGGAACGCTGCAACGTCCTCTGACCCCAAACCGTAATTCCCTGCTGGGTGAAGTTTACGATAGCATTAACAGCGTTACCGCTACCATACAGGGCATCACGTTCACCCTGCGTCGGGTTGTATTCAATATCGATGGCAGTAAGCAGACGCCCGCGATTAAGGCCTGCAGGCGCAAACCATTGTTCCGTAACACGTTCAGTGCGAGCAAAAACTGCCGCAACAGAGCCAGACGGTGGAATCCAAATCGTCCCGCCATTGAACAAGTCATTGACCTTCAACCAGCTCCAGTACAACGCACCGTAGCTAGTATTGAGTGCAGATGCCAAGTCACTAGTCAGCATACCATTATGCCAATCGATGACCTGCTGAGGTCTAAGGCCGAAAGGCGGGTCAACTAGGTAAAGCACGTCACCGCGATTCTCACAGAACTGAATAGCCTGTGCGATAACCGGACCACTTGCGAACCCAGGAGTCAACAGCAGGTTGAAGTCGAACGACTCAGGGTTCTGGAATGCGAAAATTCCAGTCGACAGTGCCGGGTTACCAATGACCTCACTATCCAACGCGGAGCTATCCTCAGCGTCTTCTGGGATGCCATTCTCAGGACTGGCGGAACCCCACCCACTGCTAAGGATTGGGCTAGGCTCAGTAGTGTCGCCGGGGCGGAGCCATGCTGGCCTAGCTTCCCAGTTGATGAAATCATTGCCATTAACGCCGCCCAAGGTTGTCCCTGGATTCAAGACATTGCCGACATACCGATCATCATCCGCATCGAAGCTCACATCCTGTATGAGATCGTGAGTAACGCCATTGGCATCATTGATTGTGAGCTTCCAGCGCCCCGCGACATCGCCGACACCCTCAGTGTTGAGTTCAAGACTAAGCGCGTAATCCTCAATCCACGTGCCGGAAGTTTTTGCAACAAAGAAACCAACAATGGCCGCGTAGTAGTCAGTATCAGCGGTACATTGAGTGCTAGCCCCAGCGTCGCAGCTTGCCGGCGTACCGGAATTCACAGTGCTGGCGTCTGGTAGAGCGGTACGCGAGTCCGTAAATGACCTATAGGCCAGAGTGTATGGGAAAGCTATCCCAAGCTCCTCGGCGAGCCGCAGGCATGCCAAGAAAGTAAATGTGGCTTGTAACCTGAGTTGGTCGAACTGTCGCGCTTGCGACGTTACGATCACAACGTGCTCAGTCCCACCAGGAATCGTGAGTGAGAATGACTCGAAGTAAGTGGTGCCCTGGTATAATGCATTGGCATCAATAGCAGCCGCCACAGCGATAGCAGTCGTACCACTTACTGTCGGGATGCCAAAATCGAATTGTACCGTCTCGTCAGACGCAATAACATCGAGTACTACCCGGTTATTCGCAGTGCTGAAATTGTATGGACCAGCGTCGGCACCCATCAGGAAGCTTCGCGGTATGTCGTAGACCCACTGCGATACCCCAAGTTCAGCAGCACACGCACACGTGCCGGTAAGTTGAATCCATTCACCAGCAGTATTCGTCTGAATCGCAGGGACAGTATTGGTGTTAGCGTCGGTCGACGCAACAGCAGTAAAATCTGCTGGAGCCCCAAGGTTCACAGCCGCAATAAATGCTGCTGTGTTGGTATAAGTGGCCTGAGCAATAGTAATTGTCTCGACAGCCCCATTCTCAACAATAACAGTCATTGACGTGTTGTCGGGCTCAGCGTTGAAGATGATCGTATCGCCCACGCCAACCTCACCGGTAACCGTAAACGAGAATGTAATCCCAAGGCCGGTCAGAGTGATATCGCCAGATTCATTGTCGAGCCCTGTGCCGCCATCTCCAAGAGTACCTGATACGATCGTATCACCGCCACTATCAGTGACAGTATAGGTTGCGCCATCTATTGGCCCGGTAAGGTCAGGCTCACCGGTAATCAATAGCGTGAATACCTCATCTAGACACCCACTGTAGGCTTCATTGCTAAATGTAACAGTAGCGGTGATGGCACCTGCTGACTCATCGGTTACTTCTGCGTCGGTATAAGCATCTGTCAGTATGGGGCCGCCTATAACTCCTGCGTTGTGTGTCACGATCGGGTCAGGATTGTCGCCTACCCCATCGCCCAATCGCCTGAATCTGATAATTCCATCATCAATCCCGGTAAAGACTGGGACCCGGCCCCATCCTTGAACCTTAGCGCCCGATGTGTCGATGGCAATTTCTGCTAAATCAGCATCCATGCCTTCCACATACTGCACACCAACTCGAAGAACATAGCATGAGCTGCCTTCCTCGAGATAGGCAATAACCGCATATCCCAGATAACTCTCTGCGAATGGGTTGCCGAAGGTGTCAATAAAGTTCTGTGCAGATGTGATCAACACAGGCTCATTGACTGGGCCCTTCTGGGCGGCGCCGATGAATGCCGGCCTTAACGCCCCTATACCCGTAGGTAAAACGCTAAGATCGATCTCTCTGGTAAATACTCCTGGGCTCAAATAAACCGCCATTGTAAGCTCCTGTCTATCGCTACTGCATTATATTTGAGTGGGATATTGGATTTCAATTATTTTTCTTCAACAATTGAGATATCGCCTCGACCACGGCAATTTTCAATCTGTGCCATGTTAAGCCACCTTCTGAGAACCGTAACGGATTTCCCAGGATTAATCCTGACTTGATGTTCTTCATAAAAGAAATCGCCTTTGGGCGGTCGTACTTGAAGCGGGATCATCTGTCTGCTACAATTCGAAATTACAACATGTCTATCATCTGAAGGCATCTTAGTCTCCTAAATCAGTTCTGTGGCTTGAACAACACCAACAATAGTCGGCATTACTTTCTCCGGCAAGGATAGCCATGCCTCGGCGGTGTACGCTACTTCATATTTTATTTTCGCATACTGCTCTGCAGTAGCTTCCTTATCGCTAGCGTCGGTTGAGCTTTTGAACTTCATCTGAACGTGCCCATAACTATGCCCATCAGACACCGTCAGCTCAGCGAGCGAATTGAATCGCGTAAGAATTTGGTACGAAATATATCCAGCATCTCGTTTGTGCTCGGCCCATACGCTCAACGTATATTCAACAAAGTAAGGAACTGGCCTAAAAGCCAGCGCAACTCGCGTCTTGGCCTTATTTACATATCGCCTGCGAAGTGGGTAATATGGTGGTGTGAACTTCTCATAGTTGAAATCCTGGCCAGTGCGGCTGATAGAGATAACGGGCAGTTTCACACGGCCATGCTTCATCTCTTCATTCCAAATCTGCAAACTTCGACTCATGCCTGCGATCTTGGTGCGTATAAAGCGATATGCATCCTTAGTCGGGACCCTTATATCCGACCAATAATTCTTCATCGCACCATCTAAATAGCGGAACCCAGGCTCTATAAAGCCCTCTATGTCAGATGAGTCAACTCTGTGCTCTTCCCAAGTGTTTGGTGTGCGACCCTGTTCAACATGAGACAACTGACTGATGCCAGGCGCCGCCGGACCAATCTGGATATTAGGCTGAACAGCGGCGCCAGGTACGCCTTGAGGAGTCGTACCTCGCGGAAAATTAACAAATGTAAAATGACTACCAAATGTATATATCATTATCCAAATTCCGATATCATCCGCTGTCTTATCATAATAAGCATACTTTTGGCTACCATCTCACGCACGCCCAACTCGTCAGCCTTTTTAATATCACCAGGATCAATCGTAATCGTGAAGCCACCGTCATCTAAAGGCTCTAAATCTACCTTTTCTGCTTTTATCCCCTTCGATTTAATCATCTCATTTATTTGGTCGCCAACCTTACCAACTTGTTGCTTAATGAGGTCCTTAAACTCCTCAACCGCAGCCACGAAGTCATCGGCAGTTTTAATGTCGGATTCTACTTTAGGCATCTGGCTCCACAGTAATGTCATCTGTCAGGTTCTCGACATTACAGCTCCAATATAACCAATTATAACGGAAATTCCCCGAATCGAACGCATTTAGTACCCTAAATTTATCAGGAGAAACGCCCGACGCATTGTATGGCAGCTCAATCACGTCGCCGATTATGATCATCCTGTCGCCAAACTCTCGATAAACCTGTTCATTCGAGAATACAATAGTAGCTTGGTTCTCAACATCAATACCCCATGGGGTCAACTGAGCAGCTATTGGTTGCGGAGGGAAATAAGCTTTCAATATCTTAGCTGGACGATATACTGGATCTGGCTCTTCGTCGTACACGTTATCGTACGATTGACTCTCAGCTCTAGCATAAACTAATGACTCGCCGCCACTAATATTTATTATCTCATCGGCTATGCTTGCAGCCAACCCATGGTCAGCACTAGCATCATCATGTAGCTGATGTAGTGGATGAGTGCGTTCCATCTCACTCCTAAACCCTAGGCGGCTTTGACTAGGGACAATGCGCGTCGAAGATTCACCCGTTCTGGAAAAACGATGTATCATACCTGTCCTCTCCACTGCGGCGCCCCTTCGCACGAATTAATCGAAAACGAGTCACATCCTATTAGCTCTTCTACTTCTTCCTCAGTAGCTTCTCTACACAAGTCTCTCATTATCTGGTAATAATCAGTCCGCGTAGAGCACGGGCATGTCTGGTCATGCGGCGGCAGGATCAGGATCTTCCTACTACCTTGGTGACCGGAGTTGGGGATAACCTCAGTGTATGCGCCGGGAATCGCATCTAATACATCTGCCAGCTCAACAATAGCACACGAGCATAGCCCCTGCTCCCGCATTTCTGCCATCATGCGCGTAGATGTTAGTGTCGAGGTCGGCTCGCAACCTGGCACTAAAATGCGATCGCCCCTTATTACATTCAACACCATCGATATTGTATAATGGGAAGTCATTATTAGTACCTATATATCGCCGACGCTTGCGGGTCATCAGTCAGCAACAGCGCGTCTGCCATTATTTTATCGCGAAGCTCGTATCCTTTTTGTTTCATCTCAGTGCCATCGAGCGTCAGTGAGCCGCCGTCCGGACTCGGCAGGCCGCTAAACTTACCTCGAGCAGCACCGAGCATTATCATCGTCTCGGCCAATAACATATCCATTGCCAGAAGCTTATTGGCCGGCGTCCGCCAGGTGGTGATAGCTGGAATATAGAGTACCACTACCGGGAACGAACCTTTCGGCGTGGGGTACAGTCTTATCTTATTGTCGCCCAATACTTCCCAGTGCCCTTCATTGCCAAGCAGCCGCTGGCTGAACCGGCGATAAGATTGCAGCAAATGATAATCAGTGAGAATCTGCTGGATTCCGGTAATATTACCGATATTAAACAAGAAGCTCTCTGCACCAAATATCTGGTCAATCATTGTGGTGACAGGATCCCAGGCTACTTCTTGGATCCAGTATGCGCCAGTTGGCAGGTCATAGGTGTTCTCCAAAGGATTCGTATAAAACATCCCGAACATCTGCTCTTTGGAGAAGTAATGGGCTATGAAATTACCAGTTACTCGAAGTACTGTCTCCCATTGATCTTCTCCTACTTCTACCTCAACCACCGGCCAGCCAAGCTTCGAAAGCACATACTTCTTCATCGGCTCGCTATCGACTTGCAGGATGTAGGGGAGTTCAGATGGTCCCATTATAGCCATAGTATAATCCTCTAGTCTCTATAAATAGATTTGAATTGTACCCCAGACAGAATTGCGTCACGCAACGAATTTGCCCATCGCGGCACGCACAGCATCGATGTTAGATTGATCCGCCTTCAAAGCCTCAAGACTCTGTAATGCAACTTTCTCAACTGCACCCATCCCGCATTTGGCAAGCAGTAGCAGTACCCTGCCCACTTCTTCTATATCAGTTTTTCACTGGCTACTTTTGTGATACCAGCAATTATGGCTCTCTGATCTGCTTCTTCAGAAATCAATTCCATTTTATCGGCTATGGCATCTGGCTCAAACTCATTCATGATATTCTCTCTATGGTCTCTATGGTCTCTATGGTCTCTATGGTCTCTATGGTCTCTATG